TTTGGTTATGTCAGTGCGTGGAACTGCAAAACGATTTCTGACGCCATCAAGTACCGCGACAATTTCAGCCAGCGTGAATTAATGGTTATCTGGCCGGACTTTGTCGCCTGGGATACGGAGAAGAACGCCAGCGCTCCGGCGTATGCCACGGCGCGCGCACTCGGTCTGCGTGCCTTTATCGACCAGACGGTCGGCTGGCATAAAACCCTGTCCAACGTCGGCGTGCAGGGTGTCACCGGTATCAGTGCCTCGGTGTTCTGGGATTTGCAGGCCTCCGGCACCGATGCCGACCTGCTCAATGAGGCGGGTGTCACAACCCTTATCCGCAAGGATGGTTTCCGCTTCTGGGGTAACCGCACCTGTTCTGATGACCCGTTATTCCTGTTTGAGAACTACGCCCGCACCGCGCAGGTTATTGCCGACACCATGGCCGAGGGGCATATGTGGGCGGTGGATAAGCCGATCACACCGGTGCTCATCCGCGACATTGTTGACGGCATCAAGGCCAAATTCCGCGAGCTGAAAACCGCCGGTTACATCGTCGATGCGGACTGCTGGTTTGATGAAACCGCCAACGATAAAGAATCCCTGAAAGCCGGGAAACTCTATCTCGATTACGACTACACGCCGGTGCCACCACTGGAAAACCTCACCCTGCGTCAGCGCATCACCGATAAATACCTGGTGAACCTGATTACCTCGGTCAACGGATAAGGAGCGCTGAATCATGGCAATGCCCCGCAAGCTTAAATCACTCAACCTGTTTAACGACGGCCTCAGTTACATGGGCGTGGTGTCCTCGGTGACGCTGCCGAAACTGACCCGCAAGCTGGAGAATTATCGCGGCGGCGGCATGAACGGTGCCGCGCCGGTGGATTTTGGTCTCGACGATGATGCACTCACGATTGAGTGGACGCTCGGCGGTTTCCCGGATGAAGAACTCTGGGCGCAGTACGCGCTGCCGGGAGCGTCCAGTGTGCCGCTGCGTTTTGCAGGCTCCTACCAGCGCGACGACACCGAAGAAGAAACCGCCGTCGAGGTGGTGGTGCGTGGCCGTCACAAAGAATTTGACGGCGGTGACAGCAAACAGGGTGAGGACACCGAAACCAAAATCACCACGGTGTGCACCTATTACAAGCTGACGATGAACGGTAAAGAGCTGATTGAAATCGACACCCTCAACATGATTGAGAAAGTGAATGGTGTCGACCGTCTTGAGCAGCGCCGCCGCAATATCGGTCTGTCTTAATGCCATTGCCGGTCAGGCTTACTGGCCGGTTATCCCGAGTTAACTCCACGGAGAAAAAACCATGAGCAACGCTAAAAAATACAAGAACACTTCTGATAACCCGAACATTGTGACCCTGGTGAAGCCGGTTAAACGCGGGGAAATTGTGATTGAAACCGTCACCCTGATTAAGCCGACCGCAGGCACCCTGCGCGGGGTGAGTCTCGCTGATGTCGCCAGCTCGGATGTGAACGCGCTGATTAAAGTACTGCCGCGCATGACTTACCCGAGTCTGACCGAATCGGATGTTGCCGCACTGGAACTGCCGGACATGATGACGCTGGCCGCGAAGGTGATCGGTTTTTTGGCTCCGGCTTCGGCGGCTTAAGCTTCCCGTCGGGTTTATCGGTCGACGACCTGATGGCGGATATTGCGGTGATCTTCCACTGGCCGCCATCAGAGCTGTATGCCCTGAGTCTGAGCGACCTCATCAGCTGGCGCGAGATGGCGCTAAAACGTAGCGGAAATTCTCATGAGTAATAACGTCAGAATCGAAGTGCTGCTTAAAGCCGTTGACCAGGCGACGCGCCCGTTTAAACACATCCAGACGGCGAGCAAGGCGCTGGCGGGGGATATCCGCAACACGCAGAAAACCCTCAAGGATTTAAACGGCCAGGCATCGCGTATTGACGGTTTTCGTAAAACCAGCTCGCAGCTCGCGGTCACCGGTCAGTCACTGGCAAAAGCAAAACAGGAAGCTGCCGCGCTGGCGGTGCAGTTCCGGAATACCGCCAGCCCGACGCGTGCACAGGCGCAGGCGCTGGAAGCAGCAAAGCGTTCGGCTTCGGAATTGCAGACCAAATATAACGGGTTGCGTCAGTCGGTACAGCGCCAGCGGCAGGAGCTGGCACAGGCGGGAATTAATACTCGCACCCTGTCATCCGACGAGCGCCGTCTGAGAAATTCGCTCAGCGAAACCACCGCGCAGCTTCATCGCCAGCGGGAAGCCCTGGCGCGGGTCAGCCGACAGCAGGACAGACTCAACGCCGTCAACAACCGTTATCAGGCCGGTAAACAGCTGGCCGGAACAGCCGGTGCCGTGGGTGCTGCCGGTATCGGCATGGCAACCGCCGGTGTGGCGGCAGGTGTGGGTATCCTGAAACCCGGCTATGACTTTGCGCAGAAAAATTCCGAGTTGCAGGCGGTACTCGGGGTGGAAAAAACCTCACCGGAAATGGAAGCCCTGCGTAAACAGGCGCGCCAGCTCGGCGACAACACCGCAGCGTCAGCAGATGATGCCGCCGGTGCGCAGATTATTATCGCCAAATCCGGCGGGGATGCGGCGGCCATTCAGGCGGCGACACCGGTCACGCTGAATATGGCGCTCGCCAACCAGCGCACGATGGAAGAAAACGCCGCGCTGCTGATGGGGATGCGCTCGGCGTTCCAGCTTTCCGACGACAAGGTCGCGCACATTGGCGATGTGCTTTCGACCACGATGAACAAAACCGCCGCCGACTTTAACGGCCTGAGTGATGCCCTGACCTATATCGCACCGGTGGCGAAAAATGCTGGTATCAGCATTGAAGAAACCGCCGCGATGGCCGGTGCGCTGCACGATGCGAAAATCACCGGCTCGATGGCAGGCACCGGAAGCCGCGCGGTCATCAGCCGTTTGCAGGCACCGGTCGGTCAGGCCAAAAGTGCGCTTGCGGAACTGGGTGTAAAAAACTCGGATGCGAAAGGCAATATGCGTCCGCTGTTTACCATTCTGAAAGAAATGCAGACCAGCTTTAGTAAAAACAAGCTGGGTGATACGCAGCGTGCGGAGTACATGAAGGCCATCTTTGGTGAGGAGGCCAGCTCCGCTGCTGCCGTCCTGATGACCGATGCCATGACCGGCAAGCTCGACAAACTCACCGCCACCTTTAAAGCCTCGGACGGTAAAACCGCCGAACTGGTGAAGGTGATGCAGGACAACCTCGGCGGCGACTTCAAAGAGTTTCAGTCGGCGTATGAGGCGGTGGGGACTGACCTGTTTGACCAGCAGGAATCTTCCCTGCGCCAGCTGACACAAACCACCACCAAATATGTGCTGAAACTTGACCACTGGATTGTGCAGAACAAAGGACTCGCACAGACCCTGCTCAAGGTCGGTGGTGTCGCGCTGGCGGTTGTCGGTCTGGTCGGTGCCATTGGTCTGGTGGCATGGCCGGTGATTGCCGGAGTCAATGCCCTGATTGCGGCGGCCAGCCTGCTCGGCACCGCGTTTACCGTCGCCGGTGGGGCGATGATGACGGTACTCGGGGCGCTCTCCTGGCCGATTGTCGCCATCGGTGCGGCTATCGTCGGGGGTGCGCTGCTCATCTATCAATACTGGGAGCCGCTGAGCGCCTTCTTCAGCGGTGTGGTGGAAGGACTGAAAGCCGCCTTTGCGCCGGTGGCTGAGATGTTCGCGCCACTGGCTCCGCTCTTTGAGGCGATTGGGCAGAAGGTGCAACTGGTCTGGCAGTGGTTTAAAGAGCTTATCGCCCCGGTGAAAGCCAGCAAGGACACGCTCGACAGTTGCAAGGAATCTGGTGTGGCGTTTGGTCAGGCACTGGCCGGTGCTTTCCGGCTCGCCATGACACCATTTACCGCCCTGCGTGACGGTATCGAGTGGGTACTCGACAAGCTCGGTCTCATTAATCAGGAGTCCGGTCAGCTCAGTGTGCAGGCCGAAAAGGTTAACGCTTATGCCAGCGGAGCCGGGGGTTATCAGCCGGTCACCGCCAGCAGTGGCAAAACCTACACCGACCAGAGCCGCAACGAATATCACATCGCCATTGGCGGTGGTGTGCAGAACGGCGGTGAACTTGACCGCCAGCTGCGCGACAGCCTGGAAAAATACGAGCGCGAGAAACGAGCGAAACAGCGTGCCAGCATGATGCACGACTAAGGAGGAATCACCATGATGCTTGCCCTTGGCATGTTTGTTTTTCAGTTACAGACACTGCCTTATCAGAGCCTGCAACGGGATGTGGATTATCGCTGGCCATCCAACAGCCGCGTCGGCCTGCGACCGGCGATGCAGTTCCTCGGCGTGAATGAGGAAAAAATTGTCCTGAGTGGAAGCCTGTTGCCGGAAATCACCGGCGGCAGGCTGTCACTGCTGGCACTCAACCTGATGGCGGATGAGGGGCGTGCCTGGTCACTGCTCGATGGCAGCGGCACCATTTACGGCATGTTTGTGATTAATTCAGTCAGCGAAACCCACAGCGAATTTTTTGCCGACGGCTCAGCCATGAAAATTGATTTTACCGTCAGCCTGACGCGCGTGGATGAATCGCTGACGGCGATGTTTGGTGATATTGAGAAGCAGGCCGAAAGCCTGGTCGGGAACGTGCAGAGTAAAATCGGAGGGTTATTTTAATGCTGACCGGAATGACACTGGATGCCGGTGCGCGCATGGCGCCAGCGTTTATGTTGACCCTCAACCAGCAGGACATCACCCGCAATATCAGCGACCGGCTGATTAGCCTCAGCATGACGGATAACCGGGGCTTTGAGGCTGACCAGCTCGATATCGAACTCGATGACAC